AAACGACCGTTATAATGTAGTCAATACACCTCCAGCAGGAACGCCTGGAACGCAATGGATTTATATTGATGATTTAGTGGCTTGTTTCATTGCAAGTCCTTTAGCCGAATATTACGATATACGTGCGGTTTCTTTAAGAACCAGTGCAAACGGCGTTATCGAATTTGAAGAAAAAGAAATTGGATTAAACGGATCCAATGGTTTGCTAATTATTACAGCGACAAAAAATGGCGCAAGTGTAACGATGCCGACCAACACATTTAGTCAAATGTTCGGAAGAAATGGTTTTAATAATTATAATCAAAATATCCATTTGCGGATTTTGGTAGAAAAAAGCCCGAATTTTTGGGTAGAAATTTATAAAAAGGTAAATAATATCGGTAATCGTATCAGCACCTATGAGCTCGAATATACGTTTGGCGGTTTGGCGTTTATCATGCGCGATTATTTGGCGATGCACCCAATGAACGATTCTAAGAAAGTATTGACGAATAATGAATTGTTTAAAAAATTTAAAATCGAATACTGGGTAGAAAACCAACAAAGCCGAACCAAAGGTTCGAGCAATTCGATTTATCCGAGTATTCAATATGCTATTTTAGCCAATATTTACGACAAATATAATATCAAGCCTAGTTTAAAAATATATGAAAAACATAATATCGTACTTAACAATTATCATCAAAATCGGCATTTTATTAGTCCTAATCAACCTGCTTATTTTTCGGTTTTAAATGTATTGGTGCAAAGTTTTGGATTAGCTTATTATTTTAGTGACGGCACAGTACAAAATTTTTATCTTCCCGAAAATACAAACGTAAATAATATGGGCATTTGGCATATTCCTGCTTGGCTTCATTATACTGAAAGTTTTGGCGATGTAAAAGTAACGAAGATTGAACTATGGCAAGAAGCCGCCAACGTACAGGAAAGTGTTATGTTGTGCGAATATATTATTGATTATTCGTATCAAGCCAATCAACGTTGGTACGTGTATTTGAATGCCTTGGGCGGTTTGGATTCGTTGAGTGCGTATGAGATGGATAACCAATCGATGAGCATCGAAAAAAGTACGTTTGTATCTAAGTATCGAGAAATTTTAAATCATGTGCACCACAAAACTAAGTTTGTTGTAAATAGCAACTTTATTGATTCGCTTCATGTGGATAATTATAAGGACATGCTAACGAGCCGTTTTGTGTATGAAGTAGACCAAGACACGATTCGTTATAATGGTTATGGAGGCGTTAATCCGCTCAATGCGTGGAATGTTTATTGTAAACAGGTGGCAGTATATCGGGTTAACTACTGGCCTATCATTATTGAGAGCAAAGATATTTCGATTGTGCCTGCAGAAAATAATTTGAGTTTGGTTAAGTTTGATTATCGTTTTGATGAAGTTGATACCAGCGGATTTGGTGCGAATAAATCGACAAATGTAAATATAGACCCGAATTTGCCGAACCAAATGTATAGCGCAAAAAAAGTGTATAACAACTTTTTTATCAACAGCCCCGAGGTCATTAAATTTACGTTGCGTTTACGAAAATCCGAGCAATTAATAATTAGAGCCACAGGATCCAACCATTATTTAAGAATTAACGGCGTAGATCAAGATTTGGCATTTAACAATAATAGTTCGGCACACCTCCAGCAATATAGCAAGAACTTAATCCGCACGCGCGAAAACGATACGGTTGTGGTGGAGTTTGGCGGTTATTTAATCGACATTTTAGAGTTTATTATTGCCTATGACCCACAAAACAATTTACCGAGCGTTATGGCATTTTCTTTAGTAGAAAATACAACGATTCCTTTAACGCGCGTTGTGTTTGGATTTTTTGAAATGTTTGACGAAACCGCAAATGTTATAAGAGCGTTTCCAAATTCAAATAACGTTCATTTTATCGATGCCAGCGTGGCAATAGACCAAATGATGATGGAAATATTGAGAATTCGTGGATTGATACAATACAAAGTGATCAATCAAAATGCGGCAAGTATTACGTTATCGCCTTTTGGTCAAATCTTATTTAATGAAATTAATTCAAACTCGCACCCTTCAACGATTACTATATGATTTCGATTGTAACAGCCCAGGGCATTTATTTAGATTTGTTGGACAATACGACGATACGATTTGAAGAAAATTCAAAGAGTATCGACGGCAACGTGCTTGATTTTGATTGGTCAAGTTCTTTTGATATGCCATTTACTGCGGTTAATAATACTTTTTTTAGGGAATTAGAAAATGGAGACAACAAAGCCAAAATGGTGGCGTTGTATTCCGATGGTATTTTAATAGATCAATATTACATTGAGTTATTAGAAAAGTTTGAAAATAAAGCCAACGGAAAAGGCGTATATAAAGCACAATTGACTAGTCAATATGTCAATTTAAAATCGAATGTAGAAGAAAGCAAAATTCGAGATTTGTTTGAATATGAAGACGTGATTACGGTAGATGAATGGACACCAAACAATCAACGCTTTTATTTGGAAGAAAAAGGATTGATTCGCAAACTAATGGCACTCAAAGCTTCGGGTTTAACCGATAAGCCTTGGAAACTGCCTTCTTATTCGTTGGTAGATGATTTTAACGAAATACCAAACACCTACTATGCCGAAACGCTGGATAAAAACTTTGGTTCGATTGTAGAGGTTAATAATTTTACGGATTTTGGACACGGACAAAGCGGAATTCCTTTTATAGTGGGAAATCGTTATGTACGAAATAATTTAGTGTGGAAAATTGAAGACATTCGATATCAAAATCAAACTTACAATAACACGCATAATTTTTATTATCCGATTCGTGTATGGAGCCCTTGCATTCCTTGTTTTAGCTATGTTTATGTTTTGAATCAAGTTTTTGCTAAACTTGGCTATACGATAGATGTAGAATATATTAGTAGTTATTATAAAGATGTTTTTGAAAAATTATTAATTCTTAATAATTACAACATTTTAACGCCCGAAATCCATGTGGAATTAATTTTAAAATTAACGCAATATAGTCTAGGTTTGGATATATACAAAGAACATTATACGCGACCTATTGGCAATTGGTTTAACGGACACGGAGGGATTGAGGGATTACGAATTATTGGATCGAAACATATTCCCGACATATCTGCTTTTGAATTGCTTCAAGATTTTGCGATTAAAATCGGTGCCGAGATTAAAATTTCGGGAAATCGGATTTTTGTAAAACAACAAAAATTAAAACAGGGTAAAAGCCCAATGACGATTCATAAAGAAATCCAAACGTCTTATAATATCAGTAAGTTTGGAAGCTTTATTTATACCTATGAAGATGCTGAAAATCCCGATAATGTTCCGGACTATGTGATTAATAAAGACGGTAACGATAAAGAATCTATTATTGTACCGATTCATATTCGATACAAAAACCCAACGGATACTAATTTTATGAATTATTGCATTGGCAAAGTGTCGAGCAATTATGGCGATGCGGTACAAACCATTCGCAAACTTACTTTTGTATATAGCTATGGGTATAATGAATTTTTAGGATTAAGAGAATCTTTGTCTGGGGTACATGACAATGTCATCGGCACGAGTATTAATGAAATCATTAAATATTGTGGGTTCATTCAAAATTATTTGGCTAATCCAATTAAGAATCCATTTATTGGAGCCCCTAGCACCATATTTATGACCGAAAACCCAATGGTTTTAGATTATTTTGAAAACTTTAATCTTTGGTGGACAAAAAACAATCAAGGTATTGTCGATGTATTTTATGCAGGCGTTTCAAGTTTGTTAAATTCGAGCAAACAGCACCGCATTGTGGCTTTGAACCGCCACGAAGAATTTAACGAATTTGATTTTTATAAATATTTTGAAATTGATGGTCGTAAGGTATTTCCTTTAGCAAGAAAATACACGTTGCCACTTAGTAATAATCCCGAAATCGAAATGGAATGCCACGAATCTAACATTTAATGCTATGATAGAAAAAATAAATAATTGGTTAGAAAACAAAGACAGTGACTATATGGCTGGAGTTAATTTACTCTATGACCTTACGCTGAACGTATCGCAACGCGAAAGCTTGACGAACCGAAAAAGTATTGAAAAATTACGGCGTGCGCTCCAAGGATTATTGGAAGATCAAACCCGAATCCGAAGCGGATTAATGGTAGAAAAACCAAAAGACAATCAAGTAGAAATTACAGCTAACGACCCGATTATTAAAGAAATGGAGGAGGATATGAAAATGCACTATAAAGAATTGGCGCACTATCATACACTATTGAAAGAAGCGCAAAATGACGAACAGCGTTTTAAATATGCCAAACTTTGCGTAACTACAGATGCCAAGCAGTCGATGATTTACGAACAAATACTATACTATAAGAAGTATGGTAAAATGCCGAAACGCCAAGATGTGGATAAAAAAGTAAGGGAAAGCGTGGCCTCTTTAATTATTAAAAAAAGAAGCCTATTGCAATTGTGCCGACATTACACTAAATTAATCAACGAACATACCGCAAAGCTTGAAACAATTCGCGATATTGACGAAGTGCGAGCAATGAATGCCAAATTGGATAAATGGAGCCATTTGCACGAAGAGAAAGAAGATGAATTGGCAAGGATTATGAATGAATTACAAAAAAGAAAATAAATATTATGCTTCACGAAAAATTAAACAACCCCAACTTAGATTTTAGGATTACAGGTGGCAAAGGCAATCAAACCATTTGCGAAATGTATTTGATGCCTGTTGATCATAAATTCTTAAAAGAATATTTTATGCCAAATCGGTATTTACTCAATAGCAATTTGCCCGAATTGTATGAATTCAACGGCACTGATTTAGCGGATATGACAAATCAATCATCGGGAATGGACTTTAATTTTGTAACGCGTGGCGCAACAAAAACGCTTGGTTTTATATCCTATAAAAGCAAAGCGACAAAAAATGGCATGGAATACGATTATGAAATCGAAATTATTTCGGATAATCTTAATAAGCATAAATATTGGGAATTAATACGCGCCGCAAATCGTCCTATAATGGTTTTTGCTCGTATATCGAATGATTACGGAATACTTTTGGGCGATTATGATGGAGCTCCGATTTTGTCTTCGGATTTTCAAATGGGCGGTAGAAAAAAGCGAAACGAATTTAACATCGTATTAAATTGGACGGCTTCGCACCCTGCATTTGTTACTAAAGTGCCTTTACCTGCTACACCATTGCCAAAAAATGAAATGGTGTTAGTACCAGGGCATAGTAGTATTAATAATATCATAGTTAAATTAAAACAGCAGTTTGCCGTTAATGAATTAACGAATCTTAAAATTGTAGGCAATACGCTTTATTTTGATAACGAAAATTATCAAATCGTTAATGAAGCCTTTAAGATTGCCGATGTTAGGTTTACTAAATTTGTTTCGGCTGCCAATCAAGTAGGCTTTGAAGCATTTTATAACCGCACCGATTTATTGCATTTAGAATTTACCCATTTAACCCAATTGACAGGTCAAACGCCATTTGATGCGTGCAACAATATGACCCATTTTATCGCTCGAAATTTAACGGTACTTAGCGGAAGTTCTACATTTAACGATTGCTATTCATTAATTTATTTAGGATTGGATAGTTTAGAAAGTGGTATTGTAGGCAGTTCATTCCCTGCCAATGATAATGTATTTGGATCGATTGTAGGCAATAATGTAACCGTGGCGACCAAACAATCTAATTTCCCTGCAAATGGTGTTATTGATGAAGACTGGGAATATTTAATTGATAATAATAATGTAACATTTATTTATACTTAAAAACAAAAATATGGCTGAAAATCTTTCGAGAAGAATTAACATTTATGTAAATAGTGGCGAGGCTGAAAAAGCCTACGAACGTTTAGAAAAATCGAACCAACGCTTGACTTCAAGCGAACAAAAAGCGATTGACAAAACAAAACAATTGCAACAGCAGTTAAATAATATTGATAAAAATACCGACCCAAAGGCATATCGAAAATTGCAAAAGGATTTATCTGATGCTACCAAAGCATTAGATGCCAATCGTGATGCACAAAAAAAGAATGCGGAAGAAATGGTAAAGATACAAAAAAAGTTATCGGGGGAAATGAGCCCAACGTATAACGATTTGAGTAAATCGGTAGGAAAATTAACCCGTGAGTTAAAGAATATGAGTGAAACCGACCCTGCGTTTAAATCTAAACTTGCTGAGCTTACGCAAGCCAAAAAAGAAATGCAAGGGTTTTCGGATAAAATATTTGGCGCGCGAACGGCTTATAAAGATTTTTTTGGCGATGTAAAATCAATTGCACTCGGTACAATGGTTGCAGGAGGTTTAACAGGAGCGGCAGGTGCAATAAGTGGATTTGTGACAGGAGCAATGGATCAAGGCATTGAAAGAGAAAAAGCACGAAGAGAAGTACAATCGATTACAGGTGTAACCGACCAAGAATTATTAGATTTAGATGCACGCGCCAAAGCACTTTCCAAAATCACTTTAGAAAGTGGCAAAGCATTTAGCACCAGCACCAATGATATTTATGAAGCGTTTAAGTTGGTAGGTAGTGCCAAACCCGAATTATTAAAAAACATTCCGGCACTAGAGCAAACCACACGAGAAGTATTAATTTTGGCTAAAGCTTCGGGTTTGGATTTGGCTTCGAGCACTAGAGCCGTTACAAGTATTTTAAATCAATTTAATTTAGGTGCGGATAAATCGGGTAGAGTAATCAATGCACTTGCAAAAGGTGCGCAAGAGGGCGCAAAAGAAATTCCATGGCTTACTGATGCTTTTGAAAAAGTGGGTCCGATTGCAGCCAATAGTAATATGACTATTGAACAAACGATTGCCGCTTTAGAAGTTTTGGGTTTATCTATGGACGAATCTAGCGTGGCTGGTAATGGACTAAAAAACGTAATCCTCGAACTACAAAAAGAGGGTTATGGAAAAATGGCAGACGGTACGTTTAACTTTGGAAAAGCCATGGAAGAAGTTAATCAAAAAATAACTTCGAACGTTGATGTTATCAATGTATTTGGAAAAGAAAGTGCGGTGGCGGCGTTGATTGCAAAGCAAAACACCAATGAATATAATCGATTGGTTACGGCACTAGACGGCACCAATGCGGCGTATGAGCAAGCAAGTACAATGACAATAACATTGGAAGAGCAAAAAAAAGAGTTTACAAAAGCATTACAAAACACTACGCTTGCAATTTCTAAAGGTATTACGCCCGCATTAAGTTTTTTATTTTCAACTGGAGTAAAAGTATTGAACGGGTTTTCTAATTTGCCCGAATTGTTTAATCGTTTCAAAATTGCCATTGCCTTAGCAGGAATAGCCATTTTAGAATATAATAGAGCATTGCTTATTAATATTGGAATAAAGTCAAGAGCGGCAGTATCAACCTTTGCTTTAGTAGCGGCCGAAAAAATACAAAATGTAGTTTCGGCTACTCGAAATACTTTAACTTTAGTAGGTAATAATTTGTATGGAATCATGACGGGGCGTATCAAAATGGCTACGGCAGCGCAAATGTTATTCAACGCTTCTATAAGTACGCTCATTATTCCAATTACGGCAATAGTAGGTTTGTTTTACGCACTCAAAAAAGGAGTTGAGATTTATAATGAAAGTACAGAATCCGCAGTAAAGCTAACCAATCTTAAAACACAATCGAATATTGAAATCGAAAAGGCGATGAAAAACTCCAGTGCGGTTTATGATGAAATAAACGGCAAAATTGGTAATTTCTTAATGATGTCGGCTAAAGAACAAAAAGCCTTAGAAGATAAAATAATTGCTCAAAAATCTTTATTACAAGCCCAATTCCAAAGTATTAAAGTACAAAAAGAATCGGCTATGGAATTGGCTGGCCAAAAAGAAAAGGAAAGTGTAGGGAATAAGATTGAGGATATTATGAGCCCCGACTGGGCACCTGCGGCTAAAAAAAGACAAGATATGCTCATTGGCAAACAAGTAGAGCAAGCCAAAAGAGCCGAACGTGAAGTTTGGAATGCAAAATTAAAAGCTACCGAGGAAGAAATCAAAAAGTATGATGATGCGTTGGCACAAATCGAACAATTGAGAAATACTAAAAACAACGTTGATTTGGGTGGTGGTGCAGGAGGAGGGGGCACGTCTTCGGGGAAAGATGCAAAGAAAGAAGATGCCAAACGTAAACAAGAAGATTTTCTCAAAGAAATACAGAAGCTTCAAGAAGAGCATACGTTGGCTTTAATGAATGAAGACCAAAAAGAACTTTATAATATTGACAAAAAATATAAAGACCTTAAAGCAAAACTCGATGAAGCTTATCCTGTAATGAATGATGCGTATAAGGCATATTTAGCAGAATTGGAAAGGCTTAAGATTGAAGAAAACAATATGGCTTTGGGCGACCAAAACTATAAAGCGGAATTAGCTGCAAAGGCGGTTTTTATTGAAGATTCTAAAAACTTACTTAAAGAACAATATGCCAATGGCAGTATTGATCATGAAATGTACACGAATGGCATTGAAGCTTTAGATATTCAATTACTCGAAGAAAGAACGAATGTTGCTAAACGTTTTGCGGATATTGCGAAAAAAGCGTGTGAAGATGTTACTATTTTTGAAAAAGAAGAGCACGATAAACGTATTCAAAATGAGATTAAAGCACGTGAAGAATCCGTTCGATTAGCTAAAGAATTGGAAGAGCGCAAAGCGCAATTTGAATTAGATGTTCAAGCACGTAAAGCCACTAGGACTTTAACGCCAAAAGATGATATGAATGCCGAAATAGCGGCGTTGGATTATAAATACAACAAACAAGTAGAAGCGGCAAAAAACAATTCGGATTTAATAACACAAATTGAAGAGGAGCGCGAATTCTATATTGATGAAGTCAAAGAAAACTATAAGCAAAAAGATGAAGACCGCCGTAAAGATGCAAATCAAAAACTTTTGGGTTCGGTTTTGGAATATGCAGGTATGGCACAACAGCTTTTTAATGGTTTTATGAATTTCGAAAATGCGAAATTAGATAATCAATTAGTTCGCGATAAAAAAGCCAATGACCAAAAGAAACGGAACTATGGTCAGATGCTTAAAAATAAAGAGATAAGCCAAGAACAGCACGATGAAATGGTAATGAAAGCGGATGAAGAGTTGAGAGCCAAAGAAGCGATTATCAAAAAGAAACAATGGGAAAATGATAAGAAAGCAAGATTGGTCAATGTGTTTATGGACACGGCGGCGGCGGTAGCAAAAACGTTAGCTTCTGTACCTTTCCCTGGGAATCTTATTGCAGGAGGTGTAATCGGTGCATTGGGTGCGTTGCAGTTTGCGCAAATAGCAAGCCAAGAACCGCCAGAGTTTAGAGAGGGTGCGGATTTTGGCGACAATAGTACATTATTAAAAGGTCCATCACACGAAAATGGAGGCATGGGCGTTTATGACCAAAGTGGAAAAAAAATAGCAGAATTTGAGGGAGATGAACTTTTGTTATCCAAACGATTTAAAGATGCAAATCCCGAACTTATCGATCCGTTATTAGAATCCGCAAGAGCTGGCAAACCGTTGTATCAATATTTACCAACGTATAAAATGCCAATGCCTAGAGTAAGCAGCCAAAGAGTAACCGAAAATGTATCGTATGCCAAAGGCGCAAACTTTGAAAAATCAAACGTTTTGTCCGAAACAGGTAAGGATAAAGAAATGAAAGTAAGTGTGGATTTTTCGGAATTGATTGATGTAAATAAGAAAATGCTTGATGAACTAGCAGAAGTAAAAAAGAATTCTAAAATGGATTATGAAGAGTGGGCAAAAGAAACCGCACGTTTTAACAAATTAATTAGATAATATTATGATTGAACTAAATATAAAGAATGAAATACGAATGATTCCCGAAAACTTTGACGAACTGAACGAAGCGCAGTTCGTCAAATATATTGAGATGATTCATACGATTACAGATATTAATGAATTTAAGATTAAATACCTTTTGTATTTACTAAAATTAGCCCCTGCATTTTTAAATAAACATCAATTTGCATTAGAGCAAATTATTGGAGAGGTGCTTGAAGTGATTGATTTTACCGAAATGTCGGAGTGCTCCAAGATACAAATACCTATTATCAAAACCAAAATAGGAAACTTTTATGCACCAGCCGACCGATTGGATTCATTTACCGCCGAAGAGTTGGATAGTGCTAATGTACTTTATGATGTGGCTGTAGAAACGGAAAGCATCGAAGACTTAGCGAATTTCGTGGCGGTGTTGTATCGACCGACTTTGCCACATATCCAAATAGGTACGCCCGAATGGAAAGGCGATTACCGTATGCCTTATAATTCAAATAACATAAAGCTTCACGCTAAAGCGTTGGAATCGGTGGATTATTTTATATTAAAAGCGGTTATGCTCAATTTTCAGATGATTATGAATATGTATAAGAATGCACCACAATACGAATTGATATTTAAAAGTGGTGGAAGCGGAAGCAACGAGCCTACCGACTGGCAACGAATATATCGAAGTATCGTTCCCGATATTAGTAATGTAGATCATTTATTGCAGTTACCTATTTACAAAGTGTTTGATGAATTAGTATATTTGGAGGAGCAACGCGAATTTATCGAAAATCAAAAGAAATAATTATGACTAAGAAATCAACTATCAAATCCAACTTAAACATTTACCCAAGCAAAGGCAGACCTTCGGAAGAGGCTAAAGATGTAAAAGTACAGAACATCGCCGAAATTATTGGGTGGATTAACAGATATTACCAGGAGGGCGAGAACCTTAATGTATATACCGATGAGCAGAAAACGTGGCTGAAAGCCGTTGAGTCGGCACATCAGATGATGCAAGATATATCAATGAGCGGACTTGGCGATATTAATGTAGTCGCCAATAAAATACAAAGCTTATATAATCTTAACCGGAATGAAGTAATGACCATACTTGATGTGGCAAGGAATGTATTTAGCCAAAAGTCCGAAACAGGTAAGCATTATATGCGTATGATGTATGTAAAGAAGATAGAAAGCTTCCTTACAAAGTGTGAAAAGGATGGCGATATGAAAACCGCCTTAAAGTATATGCAAGAACTCAAAGAAATTAGCGAACTAACCAAAGAGGAGGATAACGATAGTATCGAGTTCTTTAATAACCTAACTATAAACTTCGTACCGAACCCAGAACTATTAAATAATTATGATGCCGAAGACGATGAGAAACTTTCGGAAGCCATACGCCACTTTGAGTTAGAAGCTAAAAAGAAACTGGGGCAGTAAAAATAATAGGATAGCCAATATACTAAGGGCTGTAAAGCCTTGCAAGAAAAATAAACAAAGCCTCATTTTATGGGGCTTTTTGCATTATATGCACGTATTTAATTAAAAATCAATGTTTTGTTTATAAAATCCGTTCATTTCGGTGTCATATATCCTTTTTTTGGATTTATTTTGCAAAAATTTAAAACAGGCGTCGTAGCGGTTTTTTGTGCGCATTGCGTTTCAATAAATATCCTTTGAATTGATATTTATTGAAATCCGCAAAACATTTTTTTTTATTTTTTTTTTTAAAAAGTTTTTTTTCTCTCAAAAAGCCTTTTTTATTTGCAAACATTGCAAACAGAGTTTAATTATTTGATTTTCATTTATTTAAGTCTTATTTTTATGTTTGAAAGTGTGTTTTTTTGTTTGCAAGTGTTTGCAAATGAAATCATTTTCCTACAGTTGCAAACAAGAAATGGCAATGTATTTTATTTAAAATATTGATTATTAATGTTTTATGTATTGTTTGCAATGTTTGCAAATTTTTTGCCACTTTTAGGTCAAAAAAGTTTTTTTTAAAAAAAATATCAAAGTTTTTTGAGTTTGTCAATTTCCCTTTGTTTTTTATTTACTAAATATACTGAATTCGTTATTTTGTTGGATGTGTGGCTTGCATGAATACTGGCTAAGTTTTCAGATGAAAGGCTATTTCCATCAATATAATCTAAAAATTTGTGCTTTAATGAGTAAAAATCTTCTGAAATATTAAATTTCTTTTTTATTAAACGATACCAACGTTTTGTTATTTGGTCGGGATTAATTGATTTCGCACCAGGTAGCAATCCTTTTGAAAATATAAAATCGTTTTCCGATGCCATTTGATATAAATCTTTCCAATATGGCAAGGCACTTAATGGAATTGCTTTAATAACTTGATTGAATATTTTACCTTTTTTAATAATTATCTTTATTTCTTGATTTTCGATATTAATATGTTTTTTTTGAAGCTGCAAAAGTTCGGTGGTTCTTGCTCCGGAATAAAAGAATATGATAACATATCGAAAAAAGCTGTAATTGGAGTTTTGGAGATGTTCGCAGATTTTTACAAAATCATCGTCGGACAAAACGGCTCTAATGTTTTTTTGTATTTTTTTCTTTTTTATGTCTTTAATAATATTATATTCGAGAATATCATCATCAACTAATGCGGAATACAGCATCGACAAATAAGAAAGTGATTTATTGTAAACAATATCAGAAATATTTAGTTTTTCTAATATATCCTTGATATGTATTTTTTTTATTTCTTTAATTTTAAGCCATTTGTAATTGGTATCATTTTCAATAATTACCTGTACTCGATTAATTAAATACATCAATTGGTCTTTATGTTTTTTTTCGCCTCCAGCTTTAGAATGAGCATATTTAAGGGCATCGATAAACATCATATTTTCATTAAGTGAAAATTGATTTGAAGCTTCAATTTTTTTGTTAATAGGATTATAACCCATTTTAAAATAATCAATTAATATGTTAATCATGTTATCGCAGAATTCGATACGATCATTAATATTGTCAATTGTATTAATTCCAGACTTGTAAATCTTAACGTGCCTTTTGCCTGCATTATCGTAGAAAGAATATTGAATATACCAATTTGAAGTAATTTTTTTTAGCTTTTTATAGTTAGTTGGGAAAACTTTAGGTATGGTGTATTGATAACCATTTGGTGCAATAATTCGTGCCATAATTGTTTACTTTTTGGTTAACTTTTTGCTTAAATAAAAAATGCGAAGCCTCGAAGCTTCGCATTATCTAGTGACCTGGACAGGATTCGAACCTGTGACCTACTGCTTAGAAGAAATAAGCCTCACTGTTTTTTAATGCTAAAAGCCTTTGTTTTTAAGGGGTTTAATATTTTTATTTATACGATATAATCATCTTTGTTAACTTTATTGTTAACTTTTGCAATTGATAACGTTTCATAATCTACGGGCGATTCCGCTACATTTATAGCTGGGTGCATCATAAATTCTTTTTGATAAATACGTTCAATCATTACATACATTTTATCCATTTTAGTTTCTTCGGTCATTTTTTCAGCAGAAAAATTAACCTCTTTGCGAATCCCTGTAAATACATAATTCATATCAATATTAAATAAATTGACATAAATATCCAATCTATGCAAATCGGGACCAGTTTGTCCATTTAGTAAACGGTTTACAGAGGTGCGTGTTACGCCCAGCATCTCTCCAATTTCATTTTGGTTTTTATGATTGTTTTTCATATAAATTTTGAGTTCATCTCTTAGTCTTTCCAACCATTTAGAATCTTTTTCCTTTTTCATACGAAATAATTTAATTGTTAAGAATTGTTAAATAATGCAACTAATCGTGTACATTTGAAACACGTTGCGTTATATTTGCATCGTATTTGGAACAAAAGTGAACACAATGTGCGCTTTTTCTGATACAAAAGTAAACATTTTAAATTAAACACATGGTAATTAACTACGAAATCGCACCCATTAAAATTCCAAAAGGCTTTATGACCGTATTGGTAAAAAGAACAAAATTGAGCCGAAGCACCATTAATCGAATCGCTAAGGCTGAAACCCACAGCATTAGTAATCGACAAATTATTAAAGCCGAAATTGATTTTATAAATAAAGCTTTAGCCGAAAATCCAACTATTACAATTGAGCAATTAATAAACCTAAACTAAAAATAAAATTATGAAACATTTATCTACTGATTTACAAATCAAGATTCTTACAAATGAAATTTTAAGAACCGAAGAGCACATCGAAAAATGCAAAAAATCGCCAATTCAATTTTTTAAAACCCAAGTGGACCAATTAAGAGAACAGGCGCACCGACTAAGACAAGAATTGACTAATCTACAAAATCAAGAAGAATGTCAGAATTTAGTGAGGTTGCTTTAATGCTCGAAAAAATTCAAAATGATATGAAAACGCTTGAGCATCTTTTGGCTATTCGTATGAATCAAGAAAAAATGAACACGCATAAACATATCGAGGACTTAATCAATAAATCTAAAAAAAAGTTGCTCAATGGAAAGAAATGAAATTTTACAAGATATTAATGAATCCGAGTATATCATTAAACAAACATTACGACTTGAAGGCAAGCACACCGCCAACACTCGTAAACTTGCTAAAAGAGTTCAATTGCTAAAGCAATCTTTAATAGAGCTTAATAAAGATTAACCCTCCCCCAAACCCCCACCCATTTTTTAAACTAATAATAAAATAATATGTATTTAATATTTCTTAGAAACGCAACCCTACCAAAGTCGACAATAGACAAAGCGATGGGTATCGCGATAAAAAAAGACAATCGAAAAGTGATAATGAAATTTGAGCTTCAACCATTTTTAGACCGTGTAAAAAAACTTGCAGAACATTACAAGGAAGAAATGCCCGACGAAATGCCAGTATTCATAAAACATAAAACCATTGGCGATTCCGAAGATATTAATGTGACAGGATTACATTATGATATTACACTTTATAAATTGAATCCAGACCCTGCAACTTTAAGATAATATGATCGCACAGCAAAGTATTCAGAAAATATATAATTTGCCATTGCTCGATATTATCCAGCAGTTTGTAGATCTTAAAAAATCGGGCGCAAATTATGTCGGCAGAAGTCCATTTGTCGATGAAAAAACTCCAAGCTTTACCGTTTCCACTTCTAAGAATATTTGGAAATGTTTTAGCAGCCACAACGGAGGCAATAATGTGATTTCATTCATTATGGCCTTAAAAAAATGCACCTTTGTAGAAGCCGTTAAATTAGCAGCTCAACTATCTAACATTAATCTTGAATTTGATGAATCCGAAAAATCAATTAAATATCAAGAAAAAGTATCAAAACAAGAACCCCTTAAGTCCGCACTTATTGCAATCAAAGATTGGTATATCGAGCAATTTAATTCGCTGGATATAAATAGTCCGGTACGTGCCGAAATCAATAAAAGACAATACACCAACGAACAAATTGAAGCCTTGCAAATTGGTTACGCACCCAAAGGACAATCCTTTCAAGAATTTTTGCTTAAAAATAAATTAACCGAAGCCGCCAAACAAATCGGGATCATTACTCAAGAAAATAAATTACTTTTTTACGACCGATTAATGTACCCAATTTTAGATAAATGGAATAACTGCATCGGATTTGCAGGAAGAGCCATTGGAGAGCAAAAGCCAAAATGGATTAATCCACCAAAATCAATTATGTATGACAAAGAATTTGATTTTTACGGAATCCATATCGCGCGCCAAGATTTAGCAATCAAACAAAAAGCTATTTTAGTAGAAGGTTATAACGACTGCATCGCATTACAATCCGCAGGTTATTCCAATACATTAGCAATTAACAGCACCAGCATTACCGAGGCGCATTTTACAACCTTAAACCGTTTGAATATCAAACACCTTGTTTTAGCATTTGACAATGACGATGCAGGCATCAAGTCCATTCTTAAATTCATTCCTATTATTATAGAAAAAGGATTGAGCGTTTCGGTAGCACTTCCTAAAGTTGAAAAAGATTGGGACGAAGAATTTAGAATGTTAGACCGCATTAAAAAGCAAAAACAAATCATTGAAATTGACGGCTTCGAGTATTTATTAAACAAAAAACTCGCACCTGGTATCGGCACCGAAAAAGCCATTGAACAAATCAATAAAGATATTAATAAACTCAATATCGAAATTGACAAATTGAATCAAAAAAAACACCTCCAGCAGAATATTGTCAGCCAAATTAACCAAGACGAAGAGCCTAAAGAATTCCAAAAAATCAATAATGCCATTAAAAAGATTGATGTAGAAATTAATGCTTTTTCACGCACCATTGATGAAAAAATGACTAATCTTCAATCGTTGCAAGCGGACTTATCTGATTTTTCGCAGCAAAAAAATACTATCCAAAAAGAGCTTTATAAAATTGCTATATCTTGCCCAGAGCCCAACCGACAAAATCAATATTTAGCAAAATTACAAAGCACCACCAAAATCGACAAGAAAGTAATAGCAAACTGGCAAACAGACCTTTTTAAGAATCCTACTTCCTCGAATACGGATTTTAAAAAGTACAATTTGCCCGATGGCTGTACCGCTAAGATTGAAGAAGTTGCCGAAATAATTGACAAGTACGGATTCTTTATGTCCGACAATCAAATTTGGAAAGCAATAAACGACACCGCTCCAATTTTTTTTAGCTCCATAGCCAATTTCGAAATTGAAATCCTAAACCATATGAACGACGACAAATTTCCGAAGAAATTAGTTAGAATGCGGAATGTTTTAGGAAATCAAAGGATTTTCGATACCGATAGTGCCAATTTTAATACGCTCGACAAATTCCGTAATATGAGCACCGCCCACGGTAACTTTAAATTTAGAGGCAGAGCCGACGACCTCGATATGCTTACGAACTATTTGTTTGATCAAATGGGAAGCGGACGAAAAGTAGATTCGCTCGGGTGGCAAGTAGATGGATTTTGGGCGTGGAACAACGGCATCACAATTCCTATTATGGACAATTTCCCTAGCAACCACCCAAAACATATCAATATTGACGAAAACGGAATGTTTATCTACAATTCCGAAACGTTTTATCTACCTAGTGCCAACTTAATTTATCGAAATAATCCGATAATGTACACCAGCCAAAAAAAGCTTATGATTCGTGGCGCAAACGATTTGTCGTTGTACTTATTCGTTCAGCAGATGATTAACGTACACCGAGGACACTCCATGTTTGCGTTTCTATTTGCCACAGCTTCGTTATTTCAAGATGTGATTCAATCCGAAATCCGAAACTTTCCATTAATCTTATTCTACGGCGCACCCTCTTCGGGAAAAGACCAATTGAGCAAATGCGTTCGTTCCCTTTTTGGCGATACGCAAGCACCTATCAACTTAGCAAGTGGAATTTCCACCGCCAAAGCACACATTAGAGAATTAGCACAATTTCAAAACACCATTTCGGAGTTTTCCGAATATAAAAATGGCGATTCTAAAATCGATGAAATGCTAAAAGGGATTTGGGACAGAAACGGATATAAAAGAGGCACGATAGAAAGCCGTAACTCCGTGGAAGAAATACCAGTATTGAGTTCGGTAATCCTTACAGGAAATGAATATCCAGTAAACGATGCCTTAATAACAAGATTGATTTGGTGCGAATTTTCAAAAAATGCCTTTTCACTAGAAGAAAAAAAGGAATATGAGATATTGGACGATATGATCAAAAAAGGCATTAGTCATTTTACCGTAGAACTTTTGCAGTTGCGCCAAGATTTTGTGAATAAATTCAAACACAAATTTCGGTTTTTTCAATCAGAGCTCAAAGAAAACAAAAAATTGGCACATATCACCATTGACCGAATTATCCAAAATTTATCGGTTTTGGGTGCCACGTATCAAATATTACTCGAAGCGAATTACTCGCTACCTTTTAATATGAATGATTTAATGGAGCACATCATCATCACAACCGAAAATCAAATGCGTAAACTCAATACTTCAAGCCCTGCCGCTAAATTTTGGGATTTATTTGTCTATGGAATGCGCCACGCTTCGCAATATCAAATCAAGCTTGATCTTGATTATCGTATTGACGGAAACGAACTTAAATTTAACTGGACACAGGTCTATGGAATTATACAAAAAGAATGGTGGTCACGTTACCAAGAATCTTGCCCAGCCAAAACCAATCTTAAAGAGCAATTAACCAAACAAGGATATTTTATTAACGATAAAAGAGCCGAAAGGTTTGGAGAAAAAAGCACTTCCGTAGTGATGTTTGATATAAACCAATTACCAAACAAAGCCGATTTGCTCAACGCCCACGAATGGCAAATGGCAAGAGACAAAGATAACTTTAGCAGTTTTACAAACACCAGCCCCAATTCCACCACCGAAATTTCAGACAATCCTTTTTTTGACTAAAAATATAAATAATTATGGAAGGAAAATATGTATGGTTTCAACCGCCAGGGATTAAATATGATGTATGTGAAAGAGGAGTAATATTTCCAAAAGACCCTGAATACATTTGGTATTTAAACGAACCTTGCAAAATCCTTATTTCACAGGTTAAAATAATTCCTGATGAAAATGTTGAATACAATTTCAAAAAAAGAATAGGCTACATTAAAAACAAATCACAAATCACAAATCACTAATCACTTATATATGACAAAATCCCAACTAATGATCCAAGGGCAAATAATAAAAACGTTAGTTCCGAAAGATTCAAAAGATATTTTGATTGATAAAATAAAACAAATCTATCTAAAGGAGTTCAAATATGATATTGAAAACGTAACACGCATCGAAAAACGCAGAAGCAAAGTATGCATATATCGGCATTCGATATGCCACCATTTACGCTTTTTAGGTTTTGAGCAAAACAAAATTGCATCATTACTTAATGTATCAAGAGCCAGCGTAATTTATCACGAAAATAAATTCAAAGACTATCTCGGTGTTCAAGACCCCCAAGCCGTAGAAACACATTACATTTTTTTAAATTACATAAATTATTAAAAACTAATATCTAAATTATGAAAGTTATCTTAACCTTATTATTGGCTACAATAGCATTTATTTATAGCCAAGAGCGCAAGCAAAACGAAGTATTAATGCAAATGCTTAACCAACGCAAAGGACAAATCAAACGGGCATTTAAAGCAGGCTATTTTACCCGAGAACAAACGGCAGAAATTCCAATAGTCTATACGTGGCCACATGATAGCAATAAATTTGAAAAATTTGTAAACAACCACTTAAAGTAAAATTATGACCGATATAAAAGAACTCATTTGCGAGCATACGGAGCTCGAACTTCTTGTAGAAGCCATTGAAAAACAAATTAAATTCTGCAAAAATATTGCTGAAAGACCCATTCAAGGTTATGGAAAAGCAAGCGAAACCATAAAAAAAGAAAAATGGCTAGACAAAGCAATCAAACTCGAAGCAATTCAAAATAAAATTTGTGAACAATATTATTAAACAATTAAAATAAACAACATTATGAAGGAAGTTAAAAATTTTATTAAATATTTAGAGAAAATTTTAGAACAGATTGATCGTTCGCAATCAAATGATAATTATGTATCAATGTCAAGAATTATTTATACTTTAAAGACAGCCTACGAAGCAGATTTATATGAATTAATTAAGAATTTGCCAAGTGATGCCGATATTCATAACCAAGCTTATAAATATTATGGCAATGCACCAGGCGAAAGGTCTATGAGTCTTTTTAAACATGGAGCAGCATTTTTTAAAAGTGCTGTCCTCGTACTTTTAGAGGGCAACGGCAATGAGAACTTTGAATGGAAACCATTTATATCTAGTGATCTAAGTACATTTCCACAAAAAACAGGTAAGTATCTAGTTGCAAAAAAAGACGGACAAAATCACTGGGAAACTTGGAATGGAAGTGGCTGGGCTTATAACCATAATGCAATTGTATTTTGGGCAATAATCCCACAGCCCAATTTTGAAAACTATTATTTAAGAAACAATAAAAATTAAAATATGAAAAAAATAAAATCATTTATCATTTCGCTTATAGTATTTATTGCAATAATCGCATTCTTTATTTTTTTAACAAATGAAATATTTATGATAGCAATATTTTTATTAGCTGTTTTTATTGGCGTATGGTATGTTGTCCACACTGAACTTAATAAAAAATGATGACACTATGATGACACTTCAAATAATGTGGAAACTTCCTATGTGGACACTTCAATAACATCCAAAAACTACCACAGATGCAAATAAAATCATTACAATTATTAAAATTTAAAAATATGTCAAAAGATAATTTGAAAAACGTAAGCCCAACTGACGCAAAACTGCCTGTTATAAGCCGTTTTTTTGAATGGTTTATTCCAATAGGTTTTACGTTATTTTTAATATGGGCTTTATATTCAGTTTTTGGTTGGTAAAATGACTTACAACTCGCAATTAACCCCACTTTAAAAACCAACCTTTCAGCCATTCCTACCTTTTTAAAATAGCCCCCTCTAAACATTTACGTATAGAGGGTCTTTTTTTTGTTTTGGCGCAAATCTATTTTTGTCTATAAAAAATAGTGATGCAAAGACCAAAAGCTTCCAATATCTCTTTTTCGGTACGCAATAGTGCTTCTAACGAAGCCGATATTTTGATTTACGACCAAATCGGAGAGTATTTTGATTGGGCTACCTGGGAACCAGGAGGCGTTACCTATAATAATTTTGAAAAAGAATTGACCGAAGCACTTAATCAAGGCAAAAAAGTAAATATACGTATCAATTCAAGCGGTGGCGATGTACATAGTGGCATTGCTATCTATAATCTAATCCAACGCAATCAAGATAAAAACATTCATGTATTTATTGATTCCATTGCCTATTCAATGGCGGCAGTAATCGTTCACGCCGTTAAAGCCCAAAACCGACACATGGCAGCAAATGCAATGATGATGATACATTCCGCTTCGGGAACAATTTACGGACAATTCAACGGCACGCAATTAAGAGAACTTGCCGACACGATGGATAAATACGACGATATTTTGGCTACTTCTATAGCAAGCGAAAGCAACCAATCTAAAGAAGATATACTGGCTAAATATTTCGATGGCAAAGACCATTATTTTACAGCCGATGAAGCCAAAAAAGCAGGTTTTATTTCGGATATTGTAGAAAAACCGAGCGAAGCTTCAACGCCAATTGAAAACACCATTGGAAATTTACTAAGAAACATGCAAACCCAAATTAACAATTTGGCAAATATTATTAAACCACAAAATCAAAAAACTATGATCAATCTTAATGATGTCATTGCTAAACTTCGTGCTGGAGCAATTACCAACGAGGAGGCGCAAGAATTGGCTACTAGCGTAGAGAAATTCAACCAAGAAAAAACCACGCAAGAAGATGTACAAACCGCAGTTAGCGAAGCCGTACAGCCTTTGCAATCTGAAAAAGATGCCTTGCAAAACGAAAACGATACGCTTAAATCTCAAATCGAAGATTTAAACGCAAAGTTACAAAACGCTACCATTCAAAACAGCGGCGCACCCGTTGGAACGGTTAATCCCGAGCCAACAAACATAGATCCAAAAAAGGAATACACGTTCCGTGCAATCCCTTTTCAATAAAAATTTATTTCAAAACCTAAAAACCTATAAAAATGGCAACACCAATCTTACCTAACGAAGTACGACAGCCAACGATTCACGAAACCGTGAAAGACTTGCAAGGATACTTCCAATCCAATGAGAGCAACATTATGATGACCTTACTATTAGGTATCTTTGCTCAAGACAATCCTGCTAATGTAAGCAACCAAGTAGAATTGATGACAGGCGTAAACCGTAATCAATTAATGCTTAACTTGCATTCAACGGAGACGATGCAACCAATGAATTCGAAAGAAATCAACTCAAAAGGAAGCGTTGTGCTTACAGGATCTACTTTAGAACCTGATATGTGGAAAGTAGACAATCTACTTAACTACGTAGAAATTTGGAACAAGTACACGCGTGCTTTGACCTTGCAACAAAACGGCTTAGTACCTAGCGGTACAAATCCTTTAGAATTGCATGAAGTAATTATCCAGCAATTGCGCGAGCAAATGGCGCACGACATGCGTAAAGTAATATGGACAGGAAACAAAGCTTTAGCCAACACTTCGGCTGATGCCATTACAGATGGTTTCTTAAAGAAATTTAAAACCGCTGCAACGGCAAGCAAATTGACACCTAAAGCGATTACAGGTATCACTTCGGCAAACATTTTCAACAAAATTTTAACGCTTGTTAATTCTTTGGGAACAATGTGGAGACGCCAACCTGATACGATTGTATTAGTAGCTTCTGATGTTTGGGAAAAATTAACCGAAGCTTCTGCAGGTAATTCAGCTGCGTTAGCAATCGTGTTGAATCAAGGAAATAGAGATGCAATTTACAACCACGTAATGAGTATTCCTTTGCCTCAATATCCAAATATCAAAATCTATGAAGAGCCTTATTTACCAGCAGGTGCTATGGTAGCTACTGTAAAAAGAAACTTGATCGTAGGTATGGACACAGTAAGTGCTAATCTTGATGCAATGGTTTACGGAGCCAACCCAAGAGAAATTCTAGTGTATGGACACGGAATGTTAGGCGTAGGCGTTCGACAATTTGACGCACCAAGTGGAAGCGCATTGCAAACGGCATTCGTATGTAACGAAGAAACCATTATCTAATTTTAAAACCCCATAGTCTATCGGAGCAATCCGATAGACTATTTTTAAAAATCCATTAAAACGCATATTATGCCAACAGAAGAAATAAAAAAAGAAGCAATAGCTAATGAAGAAGTAGTTCAAGAAGCTATCACGCCAAAAGAAAAAATCAAAAACATTTTTTCTTTAGATAAAAAAAACTACAAAATTGAGTTGCCAGCAACTTCAATTAAAGTAGATGGTGCTTGGATTCCATACACCGCTGAAGAGGTTATCGAAGATAAAAAACTTCAAAAAACGTTCGTCGATTTATTGGAAAATGGCGAAACAAAATTTATTGTTGAAATTTAAAATTATAAAACCATGAACATCAAATTCTTACCTAAAGCGAAGAAAGCAGGCGAACCAGGAATGGGTGCAGACCTTTACATCGCATTATTAGACGACTTTCTAGATCTAAAATCACCAAGTGTTTTAGAAACTTTCGAAGGCGAAACCGCTACGATTATCGACACGCACACATTTAAACCATGGAGCGGTCCTGTAATCCCTGGAGGTGCTACCAAAGTAGTTGGATTCTTAAGAATTCCACTTACAGCTACAAAAAGCGGTAACTACAGCACCAAACAAGAGGGCGAGTTTCCAGCGCAAATGACCGTTAGTGAATTTAGCGGAAGAGCCGTTGGATTAGATGCTGCTCAAATTGAGTGGTTGAAAAAAGTAAAAGGACAGCACGTAATCGTAATCGTAAAAGAGGCAGATTGTAAAGGTGGCAAAATGTATCAAATCGGATGCGATTGCAAACCTGTAGAATCGTTAAACTTTGAGTTTTCGAGCGAAAACAACGAGTTGAAATTAAGCGGAAAAGCAGAGTGCGATTTAGCCGAATACAAAGGTACGCTAACATTACATTCATAGTATAAAAGTGCCCTTCGGGGCATCTTTTATTTATTTTTTAATAATATAAAAAGTATAGCAATATGGCATTAACGCTCAATCTAAAAAAGTTCCCGAAAGAGGGTGCATTCGATTGTATTTTAGGTAAAAACCTAACGATTAAAGACATCGAAGAAAAACAAAAAAAGTGGACGCAAGCCGATAACGATCGATTGATTGCTACAAACAATCATCATTTGCTTATCGAAGTTGAAGAAACACCAACCAAAAAAGCAGATTCAACAAAACCGTAAAAAAACCATAAAAATACTGCAAGCAAATTGCAGTATTTTTTTCTATTAATCCCGAAAAATTAAAAGAAAAATGATTGAAATAGTAGCAGATAAAGAATCTAAAGTAAATAAAAAAAACACCATTTCGATATATAATAAGTCATTAAGACAATGTTTTATCGACGATTATCACAAAGCCTTAGATATTAGAGGCTACGACAATCTAAATGCTAAAGGGCGCAATCTTTTATCGTGGCCTGTACTGGAGTGTCATATAGACTGGGAGAGTTTAAATGAAGAGAAGGTAAAGAGGATGAAAACTTTTGAGAAGGATTTAGAGTATATAAAAAGTAAAGATAGTACTATCTATCAAAAAACTTTAAACCGTTTAAAATTAAATATATAAATTTAAGTATGAAGTATCAATTTAAGTTTACAAAAGAACACTATATAGAAGGTCTATTAGATGATAGGGTCATTGAAGTAATAGAGTCAGAGTTAGATGAAGAGGTAAAAAATTCAGATAATGAACAAACACTATCTATTACTATCGACATAAGAAATATAAGAAGAGAGAAGATAAAAATAGACAAAGAAGATGAGGTGGTTGTGGAAGTTATACAGAAATAAATGAAAAATATGAAAAAATTATTATTATTACTAATTCCCTTTTTATTTTCTTGTGAAGAAAAAAAATACACTCACATAGGTCAGGAAATAATAGATGGTAAAATATCAGCAGTTAAAGAAGGTTTCTTAGGAAGAAGAGGAAGTCTTCCTAAAATTTGGGTACAAACCCCAACAAGTACAAGAGAGGTAGATATTTAGATAAAAAGCAATGAAACGAATCAACACCGAAATTAATAAAACCATCAACGAACACCGTTTGGAATTAACCAGCAAGTTAAGAGCCAATGCAGGTCGAAGTTCGCGTGAATACAAATTACGTTCAAACAATCGTGTGGATCGAAATTCGGGGGGCATTTTTGCCATTGGCGTTTCTTTTGAAAAACACGGCGTATTTGTAGAAAAAGGCGTGGGAAGAGGTCGTGGTATTAATAGCGGTAAAGCAAACCCGATGCCTTGGTTTAATCCTATTATGGAATCCTACATACCAATTATGGCAGACGAATTGGCGATAAACGCTGCCGATTTACTTCATAAAGCAATGATAAATTAATATGGATCGAATCAGCCTTAAAGAAGTCATTCAATTACTATTTAGCGGAGAGCCTTGCACGCTCGAAGTCGTTAAATATGATGCCAACCGCCGTAAAGGTGGAAGCGTTCGAGTTTATGAAAATGTACGCCTTAATTATTCGATTGAAAAAAGCGAAATCAAAACCAATGACAAAACCAATCACGATATTGATACGCAAATGTCAAACGCGCCAGTGTATAGACCCAAACCATTTATTAACGTGGTTTTGCCCAACGGCGATTTGCGCAAAATTTATCGAGTATTAATAACTAAATGTAATAACAAAACGGTACTTATATGATATTTATACAAAACACCTTTCGAAATATTAGCAACTATTTAACTAAAAGTTCGATTTCGGTAACTACCGAACCGCTTAAAAAAGCGGATTTGAATAAAAAGAAATTTGTAGCACCTTGGGGCATTACAAACAATTTCCCGAAAGAGCTCGACGACAAAATAGCGCACTCCGAAGGACTGGAAACAGGTTTCCAAACCTTAACGGATTTCGCGTATGGACTACGAATTGCTACGTATCAGCAAACCGTAGATGAAAATGGGAATTTTGCCTACAAACGCGTTATTGTCCCAGCCTTTGAAGAATTTATGCAAGAATATAACTTCAAAGACTTATATCTAGGTCGGGCGATTTACAATTTCTTTAGATATGCTAATGTTTTTGTAGAATTTACCGTATTTCAAGGCAAAATCATTCGATTATTTACCAAAGACGCGCCTTTTTGTAGGGTTTCTTCTATCGATCCAAAACTAGGCGTTTCAACGCATATGCTTGAATCGGCGCAATGGGCAGATTTAAAAGAAGCGAGTTTTGACAAACTCAAAGAGTATGAAAAAGCGCAATTACTGCATATGATTCCTTTGATTGACCAAAGAAATCCAATCGTTTCTATTCAAGAATTAGCCAAAAAAAACAGTATCCTTGGATATCAAATTAAAGATTATTCACCAGGCGACCCATATTATGGTCAGTCGCCTTGGTATCCGATTTTATCTAACGGCTGGCTGGATATTCTTAGAGATACGCCCAACAAAATTAAAGCCTATTACAGCAATTTAATTACGTTGGCGTTTGAAATTGGTATTGATATTGACTTTGTAAAAGAAACAACACCCGACTGGGACAAACTAGGAGAGAAAGAAAAGCGAAAAGTTTTTGAAGACTTGCAGCAAAAAATTGACGATTATTTGTCGGGTGCAGATAAGTCTTATAAATCCATTTTCTACCAAAAAAGAATGAATGGTCAAGCCGAGCAAAAAATGTTAACCATTAATTCACTTGAAAACAAAAATAGAGATTCCACAATCTTAAAAGATGCACAGCACCTCAACGCCGTTCTAAATTCGGCGTTACGAATTGACAACGCACTTAATAATAGTCAGCATACAGGAAGCGCAGAAGCCGACAGCGGAAGCGAAAAAACAAAAGCAAACAATTTGCTTCAACTTCGTTTAGCTCCAATCCGTGACCAAATCCTTTATCCGCTTTATTTATTAAAGAAAATAAACAATTGGGGCGATCATTCGATTCATTTTGTTATCGAATCCGATATTCAAACCACAACCGACATCAATATTACAGGAAAGGAAACACAACCGATGGCATAATATGAACCAATTTGAGAAAAAGATAGATAAATATGCGAACGTGCCCCAGCTTCTTTTTGGGGTGGTGCGTCCGCGTGTGGCGTATCTTAGATGGGCGAGGGGAACAGGTAAAACCGAATTTCCTATATGTTACCGAATGCACATGGCGGCTTCTTTAATGCCAAGAAGTAACAATTTTTTTGCCGTACCGAGCTACAATAAATTCCTCAAAGATTTACTGCCTGCAATCCGCAAAGGATTAAATAATTTTGGTTACCATGAATACGACCCGAGAACCAAAAAAAATAAAGGACATTGGACGATAGGACTTAAACCGCCAAAACATTGGGCAAAGCCTATCTATACACCCGATGTATGGGACAACGTGATTTCATTTGCCAACGGCACGATTTATTCCTTATTTTCGCAAGATAGCAAAATGAAAAATCAAGGTAATTCCTTGATTTCGGGAATTGCTGACGAAGCCAAATTGATTAATAAAGACCGATTAAACGAAGACTGCATTAAAGCGATGCGTGGCGGTGCTGAATTTTGGGGGCATTTGCCCGAATTTAACTCCTTGTTATACACCAGCGATGGATATTTAAATGAAAAATGCTTCAATTGGTTTATCGAAGATGAAAGCCAAGCCAACGCCGAAGAAATGGAAATGATGATTCGTTTGAGCCTAGCGGCGGCAAACGGCAAATTAGATAAAGCAGGCAAACAAGCCCTTGATTATGCACGCAAAAATGTAATGTATTACAACAAAGCAAGCGGTTTTGAAAATCGTTATGCACTGGGGCAATCGTATTTTAAACGCGCTTATGAGCAAAGCTCGCCGATGGAGTTTTTAGTGTCTAATCTTAATTATGATATGAATCGGATCGAGGGTAGTTTTTACCGACACCTCGACGAAGTGCGCCACGGACGATTTGCGGCCATTGAATCCTATTGGCAAAATATGGAATATATGGCGCACAAAATCGATCAAGCGACTTGCCTTGGCGATTCGGACATCAACTATTCGCTTCCGCTGGATTTATCGTTTGACTTTGGCGGTCAAAAAAATTGCGCCGTGGTGGGGCAATATGATAAACCGATGAACACGTATAATTTGCTTAAAGATTTTGTGGCAGGAAAATTCGAAGAAATAGTCGGGCAGTTTGACGCCTATTATCACGAGCATAAACGAACGAATGGCACCGTTGACCTTTGGTATGATGTATCGGGCACGTATGAGCAAGCCAATAGTTATTATACGTATTGTGACGAAATAAAAATGCTTTTACAGCGTTTGGGCTGGAATGTGAATTTGCCTCAACCCAACACCAATTATTTAAACCACAATTTGAAGTTTTTGATTTGGGACAAAGTGCTTTATGAGGGTAAAGATAGAGACCCCCGTTTTCCTATTTTTAGATTCAACCGAACGAATGCAAAGAAAACGGCACTTTCAATGGGACTTGCTCCAGCAAAAGACAATAACGGCAAAATCCAAAAAGACAAATCGAGCGAAAAACGCAAAAGTGTGGCATATGAAAAAGCCACACACTTGTCGGACGCTATTGATAATCCGATTTGTTTTCGATTTAAGAATATATTAGAAAGACGAACCGAATTTATTAAAATCTAAAAATATAGAAAACTATGCTAATCGAAACCACGCAAGAACTTCAATTGTATGTACCTACCAGTTCGGCATTTAAGGAAGCCACGCTGACGCCCGAGCTTAAAACCTCGACGATGGAACTCGAACAAAGAGTTCCAAAAGAATTTTTAACCCATATCGAATCCTTGAAAGGTGCGGATAATTTGGGTGAGTTAGAAGATATTCACTATCACTTTGCTTCCTTTATTGGCAATATTACGATGTATCGTATGATGCCTAAATTGTATAATTCCATTACAAGTGCAGGCATACGCACACACGTAACCCAAGAAACCGAACGCGCTACAAAATGGAGCTACGAAGACCAAAGAAACGCGTATTTGCTTGATGCTACCGTTCATTTAGAAAATGGTTTGAGTAAATTCTACAATTTACCGATGGGTACGTTGATGTCATTTATGAGCCAAGACGAAATAGTAAATCACAAAAAACGCTTATTCAAAAATATTGATGATTGGAAAAGTGCGTTGAGTACGCGATGTAGTGTTTTAGTAATTCAAGAATTGAATAATTATGTAGCCGACTGCGAGGAGAGTTATATTTTAAATCGATTGGATCGTGGGTATTGGGAAACGACAAAACAAGACCCGACACAGGAGTTTCAAAAAACATTGATCAACTACGGCAGAAGATTAATTGCTTCGGCGGCACTTTTGCGCGGTTTGGGATTATTAACACTTTCTTTGAGTGCCGATGGTTTACGAATGACTAGTTTTTATTATAACGAAACGCTCCACGGCGCACCGCTTGCGATGGATTTTATTATGAATTTAAAACGAAGCTTAGAAACAAACGTTACGCATTATCAAGGGATTTTTGACAAATATCTTTTGCAAAACGCGAGTAATATCCCTGGAATGACCAGTTCGGATTTTTATATACAAAGTCAAGAAAATTCGAGCGTTTTGGGAGGCTATAACAACGAAAACGCAAAAAGCACCTTTTTTATATAACCCATATTTTTCTTTATATTTTTTCGGGAACCGCATTTTGCTTCGGCAAGTGCGGTTTTTTTTATACTTTTGTGTTTCACTTTTAAATTAAAACATTATGGAAGATTCAATGAAAAAACTATTTTTTGGTATTATTTGCCTTTTAGGATTATTTACAGTAGGTTTTGGGATTATGGAATTTCTAAACGAACCTAAAAAAGAAAAGCCAGTAGTTATAAATAAAGCTAAAATATTAAATGAAATACACAATAATCCGAAACCAACTAGACCAAGACCTATGTATAACGAAGAGCAATTTTTTGAGAATTTAGACCCTAGTCAAATTTCAAGCTTAGAACCAGAGCAAAAATTTAAATATCGAATGTATATTTTAAACGCTCCTTTAGAAAAATACAATAAACTTGATGAGATTCAACAGGAAATGGTTATTTATCAATTAGGGGGCATTTTATATAAAGAAAAATGGGAAAATGAGTTTACCGATGATCAAAAAAAACTTTTTGAAACACAAATCATGAGTTGTATTAAACCAACAGCTGATGATTATCAATTGTCAAAGACTATGAAATTGAATGAGGTAGCAGTATCTTGTTATATGGTATTAAAATCTAGAAGATTTTAAAATAAAATAATAACATTATTTATTTATCTTTACTTTTGCAGTAATTTATAACTTATATTATTATGAGTATCGTAGGAATTTTTAAAGACAAATTGTATATAACATTAGGTTCTATTCAAAAATATATAAATTGTATTAGCAATTTAATGATAAAGTCTGATGATGAAAATTTAAAAATTTTATTAAAAAATCCAAAAGATAAGGCTCAATTTCAGAAAGCAATAGATGAAATATTAAGAGATAATAAAAAAGAAAAAGAAATCGACATCAATGGTAGCACCATTGTAATATCTATGTAAGATTTAATTAATATGAATATTAATATTGCTTTTAATACTATTATTTATATTATGATATTTTTATTTCCTGGACTAATTTTTAGGAGAGCATTTTTTTCAGGAAAATTTTCTAATAATTTTAATTCAGGAAATGCGTTTGAAAGATTAATATGGAATATATTGTTTAGTATTATTTCAATTTATGTTTTTTATATTTTATTCAAGTATTTAGACGTTTCAAATCATAAAATTTTTAGCTACAAATTACAAAAAGACCAAATATTTGAAACGTTCAAGTATTTATACGAAAATAAATTCCCTGTGTTGTTTTTGTCTGAAGATTTTATTAAAATATCATTAAGTTGGCTATTTTTTATATACTTTTTTTCAGGATTAATCGGATTTGTTATAAATAAAATTATTATAATTATTGGATTAGAAAAATCATTCTCTGTTTTGAAATTTCAGAACAATTGGGAATACTTAATAAATTCAAATGGTAAAAATAATTCAAGCCATAATTTCTTACATTTGTATTACACTAAAGTTGATGTAAAAACTAAAAATCAAGAATTATTTACTGGAAAATTGCATGAAATTATTTATGACAAAGATAATAAAATTGAAGCTATTACAATTGAAGATGCTTATAAATTTTACAAATGCTCTTTAATTGATGATAAAGAAAAAATTGAATATATTAAAAGTAGTATTAATAAAGATGATCCTTATATAATAGAGCATCAACAAACAAATTCAGAATACATTTACAGAAAAAAAATAAAAGGGAATTTGTTTTCTATTTTTATAAATGATATTGAGAACATATCAATGAGTTATATTAAAATTGCTAATTTTTATCAAAATCTTCAAATAAATTTAAAAAAACTTTTTACAATTTCTTTTGTATTGATAATTGCATTTTGTTTTTCATATATTATATGGGATTTTAATGTTTTTTTATTTGATAGTTTTAAAAGAAGAGTGGTCTTTTGTATTACTACTCCTTTTGTTTATTCTATTTTTAGTATGTTCTTAGTTTTTGCTTCAAATGTTAAACTATTTAGAATTAATTTAAAAAAATATTTAAAAGATTTGTTTGATGTATTTTTTATACTATTGCTTTTTGCAACACCATATTTATATGCTTTTAGTATTCTTTCTTTTAAATGTACTATTTTTGCAATTTTAATAGTTTTCATAATATGTGGATTTATATTTAATAGAGATAAAAATTAACCTATGGCAAAGAACAAATTAACAATCCCCGAAATTCATAAAAGCGCACTTAGTGCAAAAAAAGCAATTGAAAGAATTCAATTATTTGCAAAATTAGTTCAAAAATCAAACGACAAAAAATAATTATGTGCGCAATGTGATACAAATGTATTATATTTGTACTCTCTTTTACTGATTGTGCTCAAACACCCAGTAGTTAAATGTTTTATTTTTAGTTTACTAGAAAAGCCTTGATTTATTCAAGGCTTTTTTAGTGCATTTTATTTTTTAGTGTTGCACGTTGTGCACAAAAGTATTATATTTGTGGCGCAAAATGTTACACTTATGATTGCAACGCCACACGATATACTATCTCCAAGCGAATTTGCTTTTAAACCTGCGGTTTTTGAGGAGGATAAAACATATCAAGTTACTTGTTTGGACGCATCGGGATTTATTTTATTTATTAGTGATGAATTATTGTCTATTAAAAAACACAAAGACCGCGGACAAATTGTGGAGTTTCTGTATGACGAAGAGGAGTTTAGAGCGTTTTATGTAGCTTCTTTTGAGCCCGAAAATTTAAAATTTGTAATTGATGAGCGTTAAGAATATTCAAGTAGCCAAAACATATCCGATTATACGCCAGGAGGGCGATACTTCGATGCTTGAATTTCACGTTCCTGCTGATATATTATTAACAGGCTTTGAAGCTCGTTTTGGTGTTTTTAAGAAAAATGGCGACCCGCTTTTTGTGAAAAATGGATCTATAAGCGGGCAAATAATATATTTTGAGATTGATGCGGTAGACACCTTACATAAGGTAGGTACGCATTTATGGGAATTGGAAATAAGAAAATACATTCCAAGAGATGAAGTATATACCATAGGCAAAGGCGATTTTGAAATTCATAAACAACTATTAAAAAACATATGAGCGTTCAAACGATTGTTTTAGTAGGCGGTTATCATGTGTCAATTAATGACCCTTACGTATTACAAATCAAAACTTCGGGTCCTATAGGTCCCGAAGGGAAAAGCGCATATATGGTGGCGGTGCAAAATGGGTTTAAAGGAACCGTACAGGAGTGGTTGGATAGTTTGAAACCACAAATTAGCGATGTAGATTATTTAGCACATTACAACTTAGCAAAAATTACATAAATTATTTAATAACAAAAAAAAACAAAACAATCATGACATTAGAACAAAGACTCAACGCAGTATTCCAACAAATTGGAGATGACGTACAAGCATTATTGGCACAGGACGGGAACCTTGCTAATTTATCAACCACAGCCAAAGGTTCATTAGTAGCAGCTATCAATGAAGTTTTAACGGTAGCCCAGCAAGCAGGACAAACCGCAACAGGCTTAATTGATGATACGGCTACAACCAGCACAACCAAGGTATGGTCAATTAGTAAACTGACCAGTGAATTAGCTGCTTTAAAAAGCGACATTTTGGGTGGTGTGCCTGCAACGGCTTTTGATACCATCAAAGAAATTGCAGATTATATTAATTCCGATCAAACTTTAGGCACACAGCTTGTAGATGGGCTTTCAAAACGAGTTCGTTTTGATGCGGCGCAAACGCTGGATGCTACAGAGCAAGCGCAGGCTAGAGATAATATTGGTGCAGCAAGTACAACATTAGTCAATATGATTAATACGGATATGAATTTTTTCAATAGTCAAACAAACACAAGAATTGATAATTTAGAAGCTGCTTTAGGGACTATTGATGTAAATTATTTATCTGTTTACAATACAGCTAAAACGACTTAAAAATGACACTACAGCAACGTTTAACATCTGCCTTTCAAGGAATAGGTCAAGATATTAAAAGCATTTTAACTCGTGTTACAAATTTGGAAAATGCCTCTAATAGTGGAGGCATTTCTGAATTTGTTGATTTAGGACAAAATGCAGCACCTGTACCATTTTATATTCACAAAAAAACCGTCGACAGTAAGGATGTAAGATATTTTATTATGGGATATCCTGTATTAATACAATATAATGAATACTTTTTAGAATATCAATCTAGCGACGGAATTAAAAAAACCACTTTAAAATAAAAAATTATGTCACAAATTATAAGCTTAATTGATGCTACAGGACAGCAGTATAATATAGAGTTTCATCAAAATAGTAATAATGGCACTTTAATACCAGTGTCTATATTAAGAGATCAAGACGGACAAATAGTAAATGTTGCCTCGGTAGAAAAGCAAAATGATATACTAGGTCAGCTTAACTCAATTCGGGAAACAGCTTCTAATTCCCTTTTGGAATTGGCTAAATTAAATCAAGAACCTTCAAGTTTAGATTTTCATAGTGTATCTTTTGTCGTTATTCCTACAACATTAACGACGGGGCTAAATTATTTTGTATTAAGGAATCCATCTACAACTAAAAAAATTAAAATAAGAAGAATTGTAGCGGATGCTTTTTTTGCAGGAACGGCGGCAGCAAGTAGAAGCACTTATGCTTTAAAAAAGTTTGCGGGAGTTACTGCAACAACAGGAAATACCATTCCTGTAGCAAAAAGAGATAGTTTAAGTCCAAATACAATTGCAGATGTCAAAACATTACCTACAGGATTAGCTTTGACTGGAGCGATAGATCACAATAATATTTCACATATTTCGCATCCTAATCAATTAAGTACAACTATCTGTAAAGATTGGACTTTTGAGAATCCAATTGTATTAAACACAAATGATGCTATTGCGTTACAATCCGAAGGGGCAATTGTTGCAGGATCATCTGTTGTTTTAACCATTCAATTTTACGAAATATGAAAATTATAGATATTATTCCAGAAGAAATACTTTACTTAAAATATGGTAAAGTTACTATAAATCAAGTTTTGATTTGTATTGTATATGATGATTTGCATACAAAATTAACGGTAAGCGTCAAATTGACAAATGATTTTGATCAGCAAATTTTTGAAGAAGGTTTTATAGATATTTCAAATGAGGATTATAGTAATCTTGGAATTAACGGAAACGTAAATGACGATATCGTAGATTTTGTATTGAAGTATTTATCATTAAGTAAAAAATAAGATCATGATCAAATACCTATTCTCATTAATTGTTGGAGTTATTATTGGTTATGCGTTTAGCGATTTGGGTTCGGATTACGAAAAGAACATCGTAGAGGAGCACCAAACGGCAGTAAAGCCCATAAATGACAAACTTGACACCTTGATACCAAAACAAATCATTGCTAAAGCCAATTTAACCGATAGCTATAACGCATTGGAGCAATGGAAAAAAAGAAGTATTGATACTATCGAAAAAGAAGTATTGGTAATCGATACTATTTCGATAATAGATAGTGCTTCATTTTATTATGAAGCGGCTTTAACAGATTGCATGGAAGTGGTAAAAGTGCAAGATAGTATGATTTATGCGTATCAAACCAAGGATAGCATTAGTCAAGCTTCGATATTGGCATTGGCTAAAGCGCCAAAGAAAAAACGTAAAACCTTTATAAAACACATAGGACACGGCTTAATAATTATTATTGGGGGGATTTTTATTAAAAAACAAATTGAAAATTTATAACTAAAACCATATTATACAAAATGAAAACATCAGACTACATCGTATTGGCATTGGCGGGATTATTGGTAACGATTTACCGCATATTAAACAACAAAATGGAACGAATTATTCCTAAAAACATTGCAAAAGAAACAATTTTATCCGTAATTATTTCAGTTATAATTATTCCTGCGGCGATGGAATATTGGAATTTGAGCCTAAAGCTCGGCATCGGATTAACAGGAATTGTGAATCTATTTGTAAAAGTGATTTTGCAAAAATTGGAAAAGAAAGTAGAAGAAAAAATTGAAAACTTATAACTAAAACTAAATTATACAACTATGTATGGCGTTATTTTAAACATTATTGCGTATTTATTAATGGCAGTTGGGGCTTATAAAGCCTTTAGCTGGAGCCATAAATACGGCACTCGAATTACAATGATTGTAAATTATTTTTTGATGTTCTGGAACATCTTTATGGTGGTTTATCTATCCAGCAATTTTAAAGATATTTTGAGCCAACCGCTCAATGTAATGCTTAATTTTTATGAAAGCATTACCAATATTTTAATTGCATTGTATTTATTATCATTTAATCTCAAAAAAGTAAAATAAGATGACTTTAAACAGCAACGGAATTGCATTAATGCATGAATATGAAGGTTTGCGCCTCGAAGCCTATTTGTGTCCTGCAAAAGTACCTACAATTGGCTACGGAAACACGTTTTATGAAAACGGCACAAAAGTGAAAATGGGCGACAAAATAACCAAAGCACGCGCCGAGGAACTTTTTATCAATATTACGAATCGTGTTTTTGCCGACCCAATACGCAAAATGTTTCCTAAAGGGAATTTAAGACCCAATCAATTTAGCGCACTGGTTTGTTTTGCCTATAATGTGGGTGTGGGTAATTTGCAGAAATCAACCTTGCTCATAAAAGCATTAAGCAATCCAAACGACCCAACAATTCGTAATGAATTTATGAAATGGAATCGAGCAGGAGGAAAAGAATTGCCAGGATTAACACGAAGACGAAAAGCCGAAGCAGATTTATATTTTAAAGCATAGATGATTTTAATGAATTGCAACGTTGAAAATACCATTTTTTTACCCGAATATATTTATTCGTTTATTAATAAACGAATTGGGAATGTGATTGATTTATCCGACCCATTGTTTAGCGCAAATCACGAGTTGAGAGATTTGCGCAAACAAATTTTAGGTGCGGTTTCGGTAAAATTAAGCGACAAAAGACGAAATGAAATCAAGGGGAAAAATGTCAAACCAACGACGATTATACTCAATTCAAGAATATTAAAGTTTCATAATAACTTGATCAATACGATTATTTTCAAATGGTTTAAACAGGAGTTTCTTTTTTGGATTTTGTATAGCAAAAAAGAAAAGATACGAGCTCGCATTTATGAATTTATGAATGTATATCAAATTAACGAAATACATTATATTAGTTTAAAAAAAATATACTACAAGCAAAAAGAGAAATATGTACTACAGTAAGATTATTGAATATTTTGAGAACTTGGCAAAAAGCCACGAAGCGTTTTTGCATGATCAAGGCGGTAGAGAAACTTTTGTTGCTTCGGACATCGACGATTTTAAACGCTCCGAATTGTTTTTAAACAATGATTCTGCAATTATGATTGCCGACTATGAGCCGACAGGCATCGGCAGGGCGATAAGTTCATACATCATTAATGAAACAACCCCACACCAGCAAACGCTCCGTTTTAATCTTGCTATTTTTAAAGCTGCGGAAATAAACGAAACAGGGAACACCGCAAAAACGCTTGATGAATTATATGTTTTGGCATATGATATTATCAATATCATTTTAACGAATCGTTTTGAAAATTGCCACTATGTGGATTTGTTCAAGCATATGAACGAAGAGATTTTGATTTCGAGAACAGGAGCGATTGGCAATTCGCGACATATTGGATTGGTTTTATCTTTTAACTTTAATTTTTACTTATAATGCTACAAATCAGCCAAAATTTAGAAACGTTTGTACCGAGCAATTATAGAGGCGACCTCAAACTAATTTATAACACGCAATCGGCAAATCCGAACGGCATTGTACAGATGCGAAAAGCAAAAGTCCTTTGGAATTTTGATATTAATTTTTGGTTGACACAGCTTAGTACCGGCACGGTGGTTTTTAAATTTCAGAACCCGAGCAATACGCTTAATTTTGAATTTCATGTATCAACAACAGGCAATAACCGAAACGACCGTTATAATGTAGTCAATACACCTCCAGCAGGAACGCCTGGAACGCAATGGATTTATATTGATGATTTAGTGGCTTGTTTCATTGCAAGTCCTTTAGCCGAATATTACGATATACGTGCG